GGTATCGGGGCTCCAGATGGGAGCTACTGGAAACGGCGCTGTCATACAGCGGTAGTCTAAGGCGCCGTTACATTGAGGCGGAGCGCAGTCTTAGGGAAGATGGTCCACTCGAAAGAAAGGACTGGAGGCTCTCTGCGTTCTTGAAGGCTGAGAAAACAGGCGCCGCCAAGGACGCCAAACCGAGGATGATTTTCCCAAGATCACCACGGTTTAACTTGGTGGTTGCCTCTTGGCTGAAGCCGCTTGAGCATTGGTTGTGGGGTTTCCTCACCGCTAAGCGGCTCTTCAATGGTTCGAATACCAGAGTTGTGGGAAAGGGGCTAAGTCCGACCAGGAGGGCGAATCTCATTGTGCGAAAGTTCAATGACTTCGAGGATTGCGTGGTGTTTGAGGTTGACGGTGCTGCTTTTGAGGCTCACGTGACCGAGAACCATGTGTCTAGGGAGCACGGTGTTTATAAACATGCCTACCCAGGTGACTCTGAGTTGGCCTCTGTTTTGAGCAAGCAAAAGTTCCAAGGGACTACCATGAATGGTGTGAAGTTTTCACGTAGGGGTGGGAGAGCTAGCGGCGATTTTAACACTGGCATGGGCAATACTTTGATCATGCTTGCTGTTACTTGCGGTGTTTTAAATCGCTACCAGATCAAGTATGACGTACTTGTGGATGGTGACAATGCGCTAGTGTTTTTGGAAAGGAAACACTCCTCCGTGGTGATCGACAACTTCTACCATCATGTCCTAGACGCATCGGGTTTCGAGATGACCCTTGAGAAGCCAGTGTCGTACATTGAGGGCATAAGGTTCGGGCGTTCTGCTCCATTGTGGCTTGGCGACAAGTGGACGATGGTCAGAGAGCCTTGGGCTGTGCTGTCGGGGGCCTATGCTAGTCATAGGTGGCTCAGGGAGCCCTCCTTTGGGCGCCGCTGGGTCAATGGGGTTGCCAGGTGCGAGTTGTCTTTGGCACTTGGTGTCCCCATTCTACAGTCAGCTGCTCTCAGTGTCCTCTCACGCACGGAACACTCGAAGAAAGTGCCAGTCGAGGCACTGACCGATTACTTTGTCATCGGCGCCTTTTTGGCGGGGGCTAGCGATGTCGTTGATATCAAGCTCGAGACTAGACTCAGCTTTGAGAGGGCTTTTGGAATCTCAGTTGAGGAACAACTTTGTTGGGAGAAGGTTGTAGAGAGTGTTGAGGTGGGGTCACCCCTTGGGGTGATCCACTTGGCACCTCCTAGTCAGTGGCAACACGCCGAGCCAGGTCTCTATGAGGCTTATATTGACGCCCACATCTGATTGGGGTTACAGGTGGTGGAAAGGGTACAGGTTGTGCTAGGGATAAGGGGGTATTGGCCTTGGGATCTCCGCCCACATCCGAAAGGTCTGTGGTGTCGTCTCCTTTGGCGTCTTGGCCCGACCAGCAGTGACTGGCCGAAGTGGTCCGACCCGTGGATGGTCACCCCCCTAAGTTCCGTGGACAACTACCTCCCTGAAACCAGCTGTCCTGAGAGGTTTGCCAGTACTGCCTGACTGGCCGACTCACAATCCCCGAATGTGAGTTGACGTAGGGGACATCTGCCCGATGTTAACAGGGCGCTCCAGGGGG